TAGAATACCATCATTAACATCATTAGCTACGCATACACCAAGTACATCAGCAAAGCCCGGTACTGTACCGTAGTCGTTATCGTAGCCACTAATCTTTCTATAGCCACCAGTAACAGCAGGCTCATAGTTAATCATAGCAATAGCTGAACCGGGGGAAGTCTCACCTTGAGACAACACATCCCGACTTGTGTTCAGGCCACCCTGACAGAAAATCTTAAAGGATGCTAAGTTATCTGCCATTTACTGCTACTCTATTGATAACTGTAGAGCGGATTGCAAGGTCATCATCAAGCAAGACACGGCGCATAGCCTTAATGCCTTCCTCGAAGTTGTTCTGGTGAATAGCTGCACTCTGTTCGTTACTACGGAAGCGCATCATATACATGACAGCACCATCAATAATAACATGATCAAAGCGGCTAGGAATTACTGTAGCGTCATCATACAAGTTCAAGTCACTAGGGCTAGACCAGTACACATACTCTACTTCATACGCTGCATCAGGGACAGGAGTGACACCAAACTTTTCTTCATATGTCTGGTACACATACTTAGGTGGCCCATCGCCTGCTGCATCCCCTGTATCATCGACGCTTCTATAGGTCTGAATGTATTCTTCATAGGAAACAGGCTTCAATGCTAGGGGCTGGTTGTCTTTAGCTGCCAGCTTCTTAAGATAGAATGTATCCCAGTCTACTGTAGCCATATCGCTAGGGAAGTCGTACTGTCTAGTAGCTGCACTAAGTGTCTGTGTGTATGTAGTCTTCAGGAAAGGCCACTCTTGTGCATCCTGAAGGATCATACGAATGCTGCTGTTTACTGCCTCTTTAGCGAGGGCTTGAACGTTACGCACGGAATCAAAGCCATCACCTGCAATATCAAGTGTAACTTCGTTCATACGAACAAGGACTTTGTTTACGAGTGTAACGTAAGTAGTAGCCATTAACGTAACATCTTTCGTGGTTCTAGAAATGTCTTGCGGTGCATATTCTTAAGTGTAACTATGTCATCTATCACAAGACACTCTATGTGAGTGTAGCCATTGTCTACTGCATATTTGTATCTGTTGTTACCTATCATGCAGCGGTACATCTGTTCTACGTGTTCAGGCTGTGGCCTTCTGTCAAACGGATGTGTGTTAGTCTTGAAGCCTTCTTCAGTAGATAGCAAGATAGGGTTTAACATACCCTTCAGTGCTAAAGACTTCTTAAAAGTATTCTTGAAGTTGGTATCATCTAGGTTGTCATTCAAGCTATAGATATCGTCTAGATGTACGATAATACTGTCAGCATACTTATTCTTAGCTTTTAGGACTTTAATACCATCCTGCATCATAGTCATCTTTGTAACGCTTCCTGATCCATTCTTCTTGTTCTTGCGTAAGCGTTATCTTATTATGATTACCGCCTTGCTGCAACCTTATATCAGGAAACTGGCGTTGATACAAGTCTTCTAAGAACTCTTTAACTAAATGCATCTCACTAGTGTCAAAGATGTGTGTGAAGATGCTTTTGTCTTTACCGAAGAAGTTTATCTGAGGCTTGAAGTGTGTCTCTATGTCAGCGTACTTTGCTTTATACTTATCGAACTCCGCAACAAACGTATTAATATCAGGTATCTCTTTAAGCTTCCTGTGATGTAATACTCTGTTAGTATAACCACTAATAAATCGCTTTACAGGATCACGCTTGACTACAATACGATAAGGATTATCTGCTAGCGGTACTTCGTTTGGTTTGTAGTGATGCTTATTGTTACGCTGGACTCTTTCACGTAACTCTGAGTAAACTTCATTGTCAGTAGGATGAAAGTAGCTAGGATGCCTATCATATAAGTCTGGCTCCTTAATGAGAGCGAGATAACCTAGCATTGTGCGTGACCCATTCTTGGGTGCATGGTAATAGGCTATCTGACTATCATTAGAAAAGTAGATCATTTACTGACCCTTATAGTTAGTAGAAAGGGGCCAGCGTGTAGCCAGCCCCTCCTTTGTTGCTATCAGGCAACGTTGTACTTTGCAGTAGTGATAGCTTCGGGTCTCAAAATTTTCCTGCCGTAGAGATGCATACCACGTACAATGTCTGCAAACGAATCAGGGTCACGATAGGACTCAACCTTGTTGATCTGCTCAGCAGTTGCAACAGCAGAGTCATGACCTGCAACGATAACACCGTAGTTGGTGTTCTGGTTAGCAGTACCGCCTGTACCCGCACCAGTACCTACCGATGGGAGGTTGTTGGATACGTATACACGGAAGCCATGCAAGTTGTTGAGAACCAAGCCGTTCATGAGGCCAGTGCCACCGAAGTCAGCATTCAGGACACGAGAATCTTCGTCCTTCAGCATTTCGATGAAGATTGGGTCAAGAACGATCCAGCGACCACGAGAGTCAACATTCTGGATGTCGAGCAGGCGGCCCATACGTGCAATGATCTGCAGAGGGGTAGCTGCAACATCCGACACAGAAGTAGCGCCGGGCAAACGAGGAGCAACAGGGATGGAGTGATCATCAGCACCAGTGGTAGTGATGTTCGTGAAGTCACCCTTGTTCAGCTTGTTAGCTGCAAGCAGTTCGTCAGTACCCGCAGAAGCGTTAGCCTTAGTACCAGAGACAGTAGTGTTAACTGCGTCAGCAACACCGTCCTCAGTCAAGTCACCGCCTGCATAACCTGCGAGGTAGCCAAGAGCTTCTTGGTCCATCTGGTCAGCCAGACGATAGGCTGCACGATCTGTCGCCAAGTTCATGAAGTCGATGTGGCTGTGGGCCTCTTCGATATCATCAAGCTTGAATGCGAAGTAGTTGGCTTTATCGACAACCAGTTGGAAGTCGGTGTCAACCAAGTCCTGAGTAGCAACAGTCGTGCCACGCTGATAAGCGTTGACAGTTACTTCAGGCTCTTTCATGATGCGAACAGTGTCGCCCTGATTTGCGATCTCACCAAAGTAGTCGTTGTTGGTGATTGCATTTACAACAGCAGACTTGCGGAATGCAAGTTGTACCTGCTTGGAATAGATTACTGGCGAAAAGTTGCCGTTAGGCAAGTTGCCGTAACCCGATACGGAAGCGAAAGCCATAGTTAATTTCCTTCTATAGATATGGCTAAAAGTGTAAAGACAGTCATATCCACGAAAGAGGCCAATCGTGGCAGGGTGGTCAGCTTGCTACTCAGTTGGCCTACTTTGTAGCGCTGGGCCTGCACTCATGGGTGAGTCTTTGCGGCTTTGTCTTGGATTAGACATACGTATTCAGTGTAACTGAATGTTGTATGCGTATAGTTATACTTATGAATTGGGCCTTGTCAAGTATTATTTTCTACCTGACACATCATAAACAAACTTTCCACTACGAATAGCGTCCATAATAGCGTCAGCGTTCTTTTCGTATTCCTTAGTGGACATCTTATTCACCTGAGACTCACGGAAGTAAGACTTACTATCATCAGCTTCAGGTGTGTTGCGGGTCTTGGCATTTACAGAAGAGGCTGCAGCTTTGTCGCTGGAGGTAGTCTTCTGCTTAGTAATACCTTTATCCGCTTTGTACAAGTCGATAACACGAGCTACCGATCTTGCATCGTCTACGTTCTCATAGAGAGCGTCTTGTACCCACTTAGGCTGTTTGTCAGCCCAGTCGTGGAACTCGTCTGCTGCGCGAATCTCACTAAAGTCCGGATGTAGACTCATGAGTTCTGCTTCAGCTTTATCTTTCTTAGCTTGGACACGTAGCTCTTCGATTTCTTTGAGACGCTTATCCAAGTCACTTGAACGTTCACTTGCCTTCTTGTCAGCAATAGCTTCAACAATGCCTGCTACATCAGGGTACTTCTTTGCCCATGCAGCAATCTCGTCTTCGCTCTTAGGAAGTACAAGTTCATTCTTAGCAGACTTATCTAGCTGAGCTTTGATCTTCTCTAGCTCAAGCTTGTATTCTTGCTCTTTCTCTTGCATGTGACGACGAAGATCGCCATAGCGTTTCTTGAATGACTCTTCCTCTTTAGAGAGCTTTACCGTCTCTTCTTGATTGCTCTCTTGAGGTGGTTCATTGGTGCTTTCTTCGGTAGCTTGCTGTTCTTGCGGAGCTTCTTCTGTGGACTCTTGCTGAACTTCACTGGTAGGTTCTTCATCAGTCTCTCCACGAGCTTCAGCCATAAGTTTACGAAGTTCTTCTTCTTCACGTTTTACTCTCGCTGCATTACGTGCATGGGATGCGGAATCGACAGACATTGCTGCTTCACTAGACATAGTTTAGTTCCTTATGTTGGGGCCAGCGGGATTGCTGGGTAGCCTTATAGTTGTTGTTGGTCTTGGTAGTTTAGCCTCTGAGAAACTCCGGCTCTACTTCAGCTTGTTGAGGGGGTCTTAACTGATTGATTACAGCAGAAATCTCTGGACCTAGAACAAAGGCAATAAGCTGCGCCTCTTCTGTTTCCTTGAAGGCTCTGATAGCATCCTGTTGTTCTTGGGATAACTGCGTAAACCGCTCAGCAATACCCCTCATAAACTGTTCCATGTCCATGTTATTTCTCCGTTAGCCAATCACGTTCTAGCTTTTCAACCATTCTTTTGTATGTACGATAGGCTAAGTACTTTTTGCCTTCATTGATGTACTCGACAGATTTATCAACTCGCTTGCCTATCCAGTCCCATGCCTTGTGGTCTCTAGGAATAGCTGCAACAATCTTAGGGGCAATGTCATAGTATCGACGGACTTCTCCATCTTTATTCGACAGATATGTGTCTCTAAATGTACGAAGGGTAGTGAGTGTCACACCATTATCTGGCTCACCTCTATAGTCTACCACAGCCGTAGTAAGGAAGCAACCCCCTTCGTTAGCATTTCCTTCAGAGTCTTGTCCGGGACCGCCGCCATCTAGCATGTCTTTCAAGCCAGTATAGCTGCGTCTTTGACTAGAGTCAGTATCAGAGGGAGTAGTGTCCTGAGAGCTACCGGTATCTGTCTGTACATCCATATTTAGCTGAGGAACATACTCACGGCCTGTACCCAAAAAGCCGGACTGAACATATGCACGACCTGAATCGTCACGGAAGATAGTCTTGCTGCCTGCTACAGCTTCATGGACTACTTCGCCTGTTCTTGGGTTAAACCTAGAAGCAAGTCCTTGATCGTTTGCAACAACA